CTCCACTAATTACTAAATCAATAACCATCCCTGTTGAAACATTAGAGAATGTTAATGTAGTATTTGCAGCTAATGTCTTTGTAAATACCGCTGCCGTTGCCCAATCAACTGCTGTACCACTTAATGCAGCTGCAGTTGTAAACTCTGCTCCCATTTTAGCATAAGTAATTTGGTCATCAGCAATATGTGCTGTATCTACTGCTCCATCTGCTATTTGTGCAGAATCTACTGCGTCATCAGCAATCATAGCGTTTTCTACAGCGTCATTTGCTATTGTTACTGCACCTGCAGATACAGATACATCTCCACTTAATGCAAGTGTTGACCCATCTCCAAATAAAGCATATACTTCATTGAAGTTGTCATTTGTTTTGTCCATAGCGGTTCTTAACGGATCACCTGTTCCGTCATTCGCTGAAGTTCCTATTCCTATTGCTTGTTTTGCCATTTTAATTTATTTTAATATACTGTTGCATCTACTGTTAATGTCGAACTGTCGGCTGTAAATAAAGTTGTATCAACTGTTAAATGTGAACCGTCTGCATCAAAAGGGTAAATATAACCCCATCCATTACCTTCATTTGTATTTCCAAACCAACTTTCGCTATATATTTCTCCAAATCCCATTTTCTTATACTGGATAAATTATACCCCAACCATTAGACTCATCATCATTACCCCACCAACTATCATCATATATTGAACCGAACGACATTTTTAATCTTTTCTATATAACTCTTTAATTTTATTTCGTTTTCTTTCTTAGGCTTATATGTTTTTTTATCCTTTATAAAACCCATCCTGTCATATTTTGATCTCTCTCTGGATACATACCGCCATCTTGATTTGCTGTATATAGTGGATAATCCTCACTATTTTGATCCATAAAATCAATAAACCTCTGCGTATAAAAATCTGCAGTTGTTTTAGCTTGATGTACTAAATTATTTATTTCTTCCAGTGATGCAGAATCACTATTTTCTGATCTATGTTTAAATACACCACCATTTGATATTTGAAATGCTGCATATTTCATATATTCTGATTGACTAAACCAAATAAGCATTGGTTTTAAATAAGTATTAACCAAAGTCTCATTTGCAGTTGTTAAAGTGCTATTTATAACTTGTGTTTGCAGTGCATCGTATAATTTTGTACCAAGCTGCGTTTGTATATAAGTATCTTGTGCTACTTCAACAAACTGTATCAGTTTATCAGTATCTACATTCCCATCTATAATAGATTTTCTCTTAAGTTCTTTTAATGTTATAAATAATGCTTTCATTTGTTATAATTTGGATGATGTCCTCTGTTTGGCATATCTTTAGGTGCAATTTCTACTTCAGGAGCGTTTTTCGGCTCTTTTAAGCCATCATTTATTGCTTCTTGTTCACTGACCAAGTTATTATCGCTAACTCTTCTCCTATACACCTTTAATTCCCAATAGTGATGACAATTTACACCGCCTTTATACTTAAATAATGAATAATTCTGTCCTTTATGACCTAATTCTTTATTTACACCTCTAAAAGACATCATATTTATATCTTCTTTTCTAAATACAAGATTTTGACCTGTTAAAAGCTCCATTCTTTGACAAAAACGTCTGCTATTAGCTGAATTTCTTACAGGACCATAAGAATATCTAACCTTATATGTTGAATTATCCTGTGATGATACGCTATTAGGTTTAGCATCATCTTTTGACACTTCTGCAAGTTTAGTAAAGTCAAATTCTGCTTCTGTATCTTCTACTTTTTCGCTGTGTATAAGTTCCCAGTCATTTTCATCTACTTTTTCACCTAAACTTTCAAGTTGAGATAACAAATCATCACCTTCTTCATCATTAAAGTCATTTTTCTCTTGTGATGATAGTTTTTCACCTGTCTCTTCTTCTCTTTTAATCTTAGTCTCAATATTATCAAGCTCTGTAAACTCAATTGGTTGTAAAGTAACAAAATAAAGGTTTAAACTTATGCCATTAAATGCTAATAACTCGTTAAATGAGTTGATTAGGAGTGTTTGAAATGGTCTAATTACAATATTATCCATAAGTACAGATGCTGTTCTTAATTCTTCTGCATTATTTCCAAATCCAGTGTTATCTTTTATACCAAGAAGTATAGGAGAAACAACACCGTGACCAATCATTATCTTTTCTCTTGATTCTTTAGCTAAAAAGTCATATTGTGCGTGAGCATCTGGTAAATGAATAGGTTCTACTGTAGATTGATTCTCTGCATTATCGTTAAATGCTAATATAAATCTACCTGCGTTTGATGATCCACTAAACTTCTCATATATTTTGCGTTCAATCATTTCCTGTGCTTCATCACCTGGAATACCATTGTTAAAGTTTAATAGCAGTGATGGTTGTAAACCATTCTGAATATTGTTAATGTGATAGTTTGATACTTCTTCTTCTAAATTACAATATTGTAAACATCCTTGATAATCTACTGGCGAGTAATAATAAAAACCAGCTCTATATGGTTTAATACAATATATCTCTACAGTTTCACTTTTTTTACCAAACTTAAATGCTGGTATTCTTTTAGGCTTATCTGCAGGTTTAATTTCTTTCCATTTAGGATGGTAGTAATATGCTTTTATTTTACCATCTTTTGCTTTTTCAGCTCTTAGCGTTTCTGTTGGGAAATGCTTAAGCTCCATTATTTTAGTTTTTCTTTTATTATATATTACCTGTATTGAAGCCTGTCCAAGTAATTTTAGATCACCAACAATTCTTCTAACATCTTTATCCTTAAGAATTTGCTCCATTTGTCCATACTGAACAGCATTTTCTTCTGAATCTGTTGCGTTTAATCCTCTACCATATATTAAATCAGTAATACCATTAATACATCTTGAGTTAGTCGGACTTCCTGTATATCTGTCTATAATGTCACCAAAATAGTTATTGTCGTCACCATATTCTACCCAATCATATCTGGTAGATTCTTTTATGCTTGGCACTTCATACCCTGCTAAATTTATTACTTTTACTTTGTTCATATTACAATATATTTTTGGTCATCCGTATCAGTTCCAACATACTCATTATATTTATTACTATTTAGTGTATGATCTGTTGTATTATCTGTTTGTGAAGTACAATATGCTTTACCTCTGTATAGTAATGTACTTCCTTGTTTTAATTCAAACGAATAACTATTTTCTGCAGTTAAAATACTAAATGCAATAGACATCTCCAAGTAATTACCATTTGATGATAATGCTGATGTGATACTTGTTATTGTTTGTGTTTTTCTTGTTCCGTCTTCTACGATAACCATAGATAAGTCACTGGCAACTGTATATGCTCGTGGAATTATGCTTACTGTTTGAGAATCTGTTGTAGGTGATAATCTTATCATACTTATATAACCTATTATGTTGAATGTTGTTCAAAAAAAAAGAGGACCAATTGTCCTCTCTTTCTTTTTAAAACCTTATATGTTTAAGAGTTAGTACCTGTAGTAATTGTAATAGTACCACTTAATCCAGCAAAGTCTGTTGAGTTAAATACTTCTTGTCCTGAAGTGTGTGCCATAAAGTTAGCTGGTCTTCTTTCCATACCAGTTAATGTTAATGTATATCCACTTAAGTCTCCCATTGCAGCACCAGTTACAACTGTACCTCCTGATACATCTGCACCGTGTTCAAGTCCTACCATCATAAAGTTACCGTTATAGTCTTCAACAGCAACGTGAGGTCTTCCATAAGCTAACAACTTTAATTCTTTATTATCTGCTTTAGATAATTTCTTAAGAGTTAAGTTAAGTGTTTGCTCATAAAATACAGTTCCGTTTTCTCTTGAAGCATTTACAGTTTGTTCTAATGATGAATTTCCTTTTAATTCGTACTTAAAACAAGTTAACGCACCTGAATTACCAGTTAAATTGGTAATTTCATCGTCTGTTAATGTTACAGTACCTAAATCTCCGAAGTCAACGAAATAAACATTTTTTATTCCACCAACGACATCTTTACAAGGTTCTTTTCTTCCTAATGTTAAGTCACAAGCCATAATTTTTATATTTTATAAAAAAAGGCAGGTAGTAAAATTCCACCTACCTTTTTTATGTTAAACAATTTGTTTTATTATGATGTAGCGTATAATACTACTTCAGTTCCAATTCCGTGCTGAATACCAGCAGTAAATCTCATTACGACTCTTACGTTTTGAGAACCATCAAGGTCAGCCATATCAATTACTTTTACTTCGTTTTGGTCAGATAATAAACCAGTTCCAAAGAATAAGTTAGATTTTTGAGCTGCTACAGCGTCATTGTCAGATAAACCAGGAGCGTGAACTACCTGAATACCATCAAATGATAGACCGCTACCCATATTGTACCATTGAGTACCTTGGTCGTTAGTACCTGCTGCTCCTAATCCTGAAGCACCAAATCCACCTAAAGCTCTAATGTAGTTTCTATACATATTACCTGGTAAGTAGATAGTCATATCTTCTGTACCATATACAGTTGATGGAATTGCATCAGCAATTTTACCAAGCTCTGTAATAATGTTAGATGCAGTAGATGCAGTACCTGTTACGTCAACTACGTCTGAATCAGCACCTAAAGTAGTGATGAATCCGTCAAACTGACCTGCAGTTGCATTAGTACCTGTCCAAATGTTAGTCTCAATTCTTTGAGCTACCTTATCTGCTACATGAGCAATTAAGA